CATAAAAAAAGCCCCGGGGGTGAAAATAGTACGAGTTTTCGACATAGGTGCCGAGGTTTCGACCAACAAAAACCTGCGGGTGAACGGGTTTCTCCTTTCAAGAGCTTTTAGGCGAAAGCATAAATGCACCTTAAGTCTCGGCATCTATACCGAAAGCTCGTACTACTCACCAAGAACTATATCACAATATCTTAAGACTGGAGGTGAATCCATATGGCCGAACCCAAGAAGTCTGCGGTAAGAGTGAAAGTCATTTCTAGACGTAGACGAATTGATCCTGGGAACGCCGAAGAAGAGACAGAGGCAAAACCTAAGCGTAATCCTCGACCAGGTACAACTGTTGAGATGAGAGAGAACCAACTCATAGGAATGACCATCGACCTAGCCGCCAGACAGATCAAAGCAGGGACAGCCTCGTCCCAGGTGATGACCCATTTCCTGAAACTAGGGTCCACTAAAGAGAAACTGGAGAAAGAGAAGCTCCGTCAGGAAAATGAACTCCTGAGAGCCAAGACTGATTCGCTTCAATCAGCTAAGGAAATAAAAGCGCTCTATCTAAACGCTCTGAACGCCATGAAAGCGTACAGCGGTCATAAGGCTTCCGCCTCGGAGAATCAGGACGATGATTAGAACTTATTCGGAACTAGTCAAACTCAGAACTTTCGAGGAACGTTACCAATATCTCAAGATTTCTGGTTCCGTCGGTAGAGCAACTTTTGGGATCGACCGAATTTTCAACCAGGAATTTTACAGAGCTGCCGAGTGGAGGCAAATTCGACGGAGAGTAATCGTCAGAGACGACGGTCGAGACTTGGGCGTTGAGGGATTCGAGATCGGTGGGCCGATTACAGTCCACCACATGAACCCCATAACTCTCGAGGATTTGGACTCCGACCCAGGAAAGATCCTGAATCCGGAGTTCCTTATTTGTGTCAGTAATTCTACTCATTTAGCCATACACTACGGCGACGAGTCAAATCTTGTACGACTTCCAAAAGCACGACAGCCAGGTGACACGAGTCCCTGGCTACAAATCTAAAAGGAGGTACCATGTCAAAAAACAAAAAACGTATACCAGAGGGTAATCGAGCAGCTTTCGGTTTAAGCAACTCCAGCGATTTCGTAAGTGGCCCTTTAGGTAATGAGGAGGAAGCCCGTCTCGAAGCTGTCGAAAAGATTCACGCTATTAATGACATCGATGCTACCCATATGTTCGTCCACGAATTCCAATCCAAGGATATTTTCAAAGTCGAAACCAAAATCGAGATCATGAACGTTCGAAAAGCTCCCAGCATGAGGGCTGAAGTTTTGTTCGTAGCTAAGAAAGGCGATATTTTCGCCACCGACTCTTTGATCGGAGATTGGTTGTCCGTCAGAGCACCAGAAGGACACCCAACTTGGGGTGAAGGATTCGTCGTAGCCAAATTCGTAAAGGAAGTCGACGATGGACAGCATTCTTAATACCATCAAGTCTATGCTCGGGATCAACGAGGCTATTCTAGATTTCGATCAGGAACTCATAGTGTTCACGAACACCGCCATGGGTACTTTGCACCTACTAGGGGTTGGATCTGAAACCGTATTTTCGATTACAGATGCGACTACCACCTGGGCTCAGTTCCTGGGGACGTCTGTCAACTTCGAGATGGCTAAGACTTATATTTACATGAAGGTGAAGTTGATATTCGATCCGCCAGCCATAAGTTATGTCCTAACTTCTTACCAACAGATCATATCTGAGACGGAATTCAGGCTGCAGACCCAAGCTGACAACATCGAAATCGACGCAAGACCCATACCAATAATTGAGGAAGGAGACTAATCATGAACGAAGAAAAATCAATCTACCATTTCGGCATTCTGGGAATGAAGTGGGGGCATCACCGCAAAGCCGAACGAGTTACCACTGTCAAAGGTAAACCAGTTATTGTTACTGGAACTGGTATTCGCTCGAAGGTTGAGCATAATCCCTCGAAAGAACGCATCCACGAAGTACGAAGCAATTCCGGTGTTCGAGGTTTAATCAAGAAAATGCCGCTGCCCAAAGCTATCAGCAAGATCAAGGAATTCGCTGCGAAAGTGAAAGTTTCTAGCGATGAAAAGAAAGCTCACAACGCCGAAGTAACAAGGCGCCTTGACGCGGCTGGTAAAAAATACGATGAAGTCTACGATAAAAACAGTCTCTCTGCCATAAAAGGCCAGCAAAAGGCTAAATATGGGATGACTGCTGCTGAACGTGCAGCTGGAAAAGCCCAGATCAAAGTTGGACAAGCAGCCATCGACAAAGCGATAAAAGAGATGGAAGCTGCCTACAAGGACATTCCTCCGTATAAGGTTACTGCTGGCATCGCCGTGAACAGGGCCTTACTGGCTGGGGCAGCTGGCCTCATAATCTACAATGCCTGGCAAGGAAACGGATAGGAAAGTTAAAATGTTGAGGAGGCACTATGAACGAAGAAAAATCGATCTTCCACTTCGGCATTTTAGGCATGAAGTGGGGTCGTCGAAAATCAGGGTCTTCTTCCGACGATCGTAAAGTTCTTACCGATATTAAAGGCAAACAGGCTCATGAACTTTCCAACCTTCAAATACGAAAAGCAGCCGAACGAATCCAGTTGGAGAAGCAATATAAGACTCTAACGACTAAAGAGCTTCATCCTGGCGTAAAAGCTATGAAAGAAATTCTAGACAGTCAAGGAAAGACGATGGCAGCGGCTTTCGTGGCAAGCGCTTCTACTCTAGCCGTCAAATATGTGATGGACAACAAAGCTTCGATATTAGACGGTGCGGCAAGTCTGATCAAGATCGTGCCTAAAGGTATTTAGTCATGTCCCTGTCGAATACTGCCACGCCCATATATTACGGAGAGTTTCGTGATAAAGTGTTGAGAGGAGAAATCCCAGTCTGTAGAGAGATTTCGTTGGAGATGAATCGTATAGATGCTTTGATAGCAAATCCTGAAATTTATTATGACAAGGACGCTGTTGAAGGTTTCATTCTGTTCTGCGAAAACGAACTTACGCTCACTGATGGATCTGATCTTCACTTACTCGACACTTTCAAGTTGTGGGCCGAGCAGATATTTGCCTGGTATTACTTCGTACATAGAAGTGTATACGTTCCAGACGCCGACGGTCATGGAGGGAAGTACGTTCGAAAGAAGATCAAGAAACGTCTAATTAATAAACAGTATCTAATCGTCGCTAGAGGCGCAGCAAAGTCAATGTATGGTTCTGCGCTACAAAATTTCTTCTTGAGCGTCGATACTGAGACAACGCATCAAGTAACCACAGCTCCAACCATGAAACAAGCAGATGAAGTTCTGTCCCCTATTCGTACTTCGATCGTAAGATCTCGGGGTCCACTATTCCAGTTTCTAACTGAAGGCTCTTTGCAGAACACTACTGGTTCAAAAGCCAACCGTCAGAAGTTGGCGTCCACTAAGAGGGGGATCGAGAACTTTCTAACAGGATCGATCCTAGAGATTAGACCAATGTCCATCGATAAACTCCAAGGCTTACGCCCTAAAGTATCTACTGTGGATGAGTGGCTTTCTGGGGATCTTCGCGAAGATGTTGTAGGCGCTTTGGAGCAAGGTGCTTCGAAGTTAGATGACTATCTCATCATAGCGATGAGTTCTGAAGGAACAGTACGTAACAGTTCCGGCGATACAATCAAAATGGAACTACTTGACATCTTGAAGGGCGATTACATTAACCCTCACGTCTCGATCTTCTACTACAGACTCGACGATATCAAGGAAGTTTCCGATCCAGCCATGTGGCCTAAGGCTAATCCCAATCTGGGGAAGACTGTTACCTATGAAGTCTATCAGTTGGAGGTTGAACGAGCTGAATCAGCTCCTGCTTCCCGCAACGATATTCTTGCCAAACGTTTCGGAATACCCATGGAAGGTTACACTTACTTCTTCACTTATGAAGAGACGTTACCTCATCGCAAACGAGACTTCTGGTCTCTCCCATGCGCTCTCGGCATTGATCTTTCACAGGGCGATGACTTCTGTGCTTTCACGTTTCTATTCCCTCTTCCAAGAGGTAAGTTCGGAGTCAAGACTAGATGCTACATTTCATCTCTGACTTTAGCTAAGCTCCCAAGCGCCATGAGACAGAAGTACGATCAGTTTATATCTGAAGGAAGTCTTCAAGTTTTAGAGTGCACCGTTCTTGACATGATGGAAGTCTATGATGACATTGATGCTTTTATAAGATCATCGTCTTACGATGTGAGAGCTGTTGGATACGATCCTTATAATGCTCGTGAATACATTGAGCGTTGGATACGAGAAAACAGTGAACATGCGGTCGAGAAGGTAATTCAGGGATCAAAGACCGAATCAGTCCCTTTAGGTGAGCTAAAGACTTTATCGGAAGAACGAATGATTGTTTTCGACGAAGATCTGATGTCGTTTGCTATGGGGAACTGCGTCACCATGGAAGATACAAACGGCAATCGTAAACTCCTCAAGAAGCGATACGCCGAGAAGATCGACAGTGTCTCTGCTATGATGGACGCATATATTGCTTACAAAAATCATAAAGAAGATTTCGAATGAGGTGGATATGTCAGATGAATTAAAGCATTACGGAAAGAAAGGAATGAGGTGGGGTATCATAAACGAAGACGACACTTCTGGCATACCATCCTCATTGAAAAAAGTTGCGTCTAAGAACTCTGCCCTGCTTGCTAAAAATCCAAGAGCTGCTGTTGTTAATTACAAAGTCTTAAAGAATGCCCCTAAAGTAGACGTCGATCGTATAGTCAAGATTAACGAAGCAGAGGCAGAACGTAAAAAAAAAATAAGAAACGTTGTCATTGGCGTTGGCGTTGGTTTAACCGTCGTCGCAGGAGCAGTCCTATACGCCAAGAATAAAGACCTTGTCGACAGTAAAGTTAGTGAGTTCATGAAGAGCTTTGGTGATACAAAAATCAAAGATGTGAACTCACTCAATTTTAAAGAGAAAATGACGTATAAACTTCTCGGGATGAAAAACGTCGATACAGTTCAAAAAGCCGCTGGCGCTAATTTCGTTGCTTCTTGGTATGGGAAAGATGCTGCTCGATATGCTGCTATATCAAAAGAAGCATACGATGCAATGGACGATAATGACTTCGTTGTAAAACCAGGACAAATCATAAAAAGGGTAAGTCAACATGCGAATGAAGTTCTAAGAGATGGGGCTTATGCTGCTTTGGACGGGGACGACGCTGCTCGTTATCAGGCATTTATGCCAGGAATGTGGAAAGTAAATCAAGGCTATACAGGAAAAGTTTATTCTATGACTATGGAAGCGGTGGAAGAACTTAAGTCTCCATCAGCCAAGCAACGTGTGAATATACTTGCCGATTTACTTCGTGAAGGCGACAAAGAAACTACTCGTATGCTTAATTTCAATTCTAAAAAAGACGACCCTTTAAGTTTTGCTTTGACAAAATACAAAGAAGTATCTGGGGATTTAGTCATTCCAGGAATGCCGCACGCCGAAAGTTATAAAAAGAGAGTTCTTTCTTTGGGCTATAACGCCCTCATCGACGATAATGATGCAGGTAATCTGTCGAGATCGCCTCTTGTTCTCTTGAAAGCCCAAGCTTTAAAAATTAATAGTATAAAAGAAATACTCCACTCCGACGTCCTGGACGCTATTAGTAATATACGGCCAATGGCTGGCGAAAGTTTTAAAAGTACTTTTGATATCGTCACGACTAATCCACTTAATGCCGCTGCTGTATCTATCTATTATAACGCCATTGTAACAAACACAAGCGGACGATAATTCATATTAAGGAGGCAACAACGCATGGCAGATACTTTTGTCAATAGAATCAAAGCTGCTTGGAACGCGTTCTCTAACAAAGATCCTGCACCACAGCAATACACAAGCGGACATAGTTCCTCTCTACGTCCTGACCGAGCAATTTTCACAGCGGTCAACCAACGATCCATCATCGGAGGTCTATATTTAAGAGGCGCTGTTGACGTCGCAGCACTTCCAATTCTTCATTGTCGCACGAATGATGATCTTCAGTTTCTAGGAGCAATAAAATCCCCGCTCAATGACTGCTTAACTTTATCGGCTAATATTGATCAGACAGGAAGAGCTCTCATTCAAGATCTCGTGTTGTCGATGTATAATGATGGGGCGGTTGCTATTGTTCCAGTCGACACCAGTGCTAATCCGTTGGAAACATCAGCCTTTGATATTTATTCTATGAGGGCAGGACAGATAGTTGAATGGTATCCCCGGCATGTGAGAGTTAAAGTCTACAACGACAAGACTGGACTTAAGGAAGAGATAACCCTTCCTAAAAGTGTAGTTGCTATCATAGAGAATCCGTTTTATTCAGTCATGAATGAGTCGAATTCAATAATTAAGCAACTCGTGTCTAAACTTTCTCAGTTGAACTCGATAGATGCAAGTGGGGTTGGCAAACTAGATCTTATAATTCAAATGCCATTCGCTGTGAAAAGTGACGAACGTCAGAAGCAAGCCGAGGAAAGGGTCGCTAATCTTGAGGCTCAGTTGAATAAGAACAAAGTAGGCATCGCTTACATAGATGCTGTTGAAAAAGTAACACAGTTGAATCGTCCAGTAGAGAACAATCTGTTGGCGCAAGTGGAACTACTAACGAGTATGCTTTATAGCCAGTTAGGAATCACGCAAAGTGTCTTCGACGGTACTGCGGACGAACCAACCATGCTTAACTATCATGCTCGAATGGTCGAACCAACAATGTCAGCCATAGTAAACTCTATGAAGAGAACTTTCATTACCAAGACAGCTCGTTCTCAAGGACAGTCGATCATGGCATTCAGAGATCCATTCAAACTTGTGCCTATTAAAGATCTTGCTGAATTCGCAGACAAGTTTACACGTAATGAAATTGTTACGTCGAATGAATTGCGTTCAATCATAGGTCTTAAGCCAAGTGATGATCCTAGTGCTGATGAATTACGGAACAAAAATCTAAACAAAGCTACCGATGCTACAGAGGCTGACGTAGAAAATCCAGGCGTAGCTAAAGCTAAGCCGAAAAAGGAGACAGTATGAAAAAAGACAAATCGACTTGCGACTTCAGCGGATACGCTACTGTATACGGCGTGAATTGTACTGATGGACGCACGATCATGAAAGATGCTTTTAAGCATAATGATGGTCAAATAGTCCCACTTGTGTGGCAGCATGTCCATAGTGATCCGACGAATATTCTCGGTCATGGACTGTTAGAAAATCGTCAAAATGGGGTTTATCTCTATGGATGGTTCAATGAGACCGATGGTGGGCGGGCTGTCAAAGAGTCTGTAGCTCATGGAGATATTGACTCAATCTCGATCTACGCTAACAAACTCGTGGAGAAATCCAAGATGGTTCAACACGGTCAAATTCGCGAAGCCAGTCTCGTTCTTTCAGGAGCAAATCCTGGTGCAAAGATCGATTACTTAGCCGTTGCTCACGCTGATGGATCTATGACAGATGCAGATGACGAAGCGATCATATATTCGGAATCAACGATCGAACATTCCGAGTTAGCCCACGAAGATTCAGCAGAGGATTCGGAAACTATTCAAGATATTTTCGATTCTCTCAGCGAGAAGCAGAAGAAAGTGGCTTATGCGATGATTGCTCAAGTTCTGAACATCGGCGACGAAGAAGTTGCCCAATCTGAAAACGACGAAGACAGTCTTTCCCACAAAGGTTCCGGCGAAACTGTTCAGGATGTTTTCAACACATTCTCTGATAAACAGAAGAATGTTCTCTACGCCATAATCGGCATGGCTAAAGAAGCTCTTGATGAGCCTGATACTGAAGTTTCACAATCCGACACAAATGATGACCAACAAGGAGAATCAATTATGCACAACGTTTTCGATAAAAGCGCTACAGACGAATCAGCAAAGAACAGCCTGACTCACACTCAGTTCAGCGAGATCATGGACTACGCCCAGAAAGCCGGCTCCCTCAAGGAAGCTTTTATCGCGCATGTTCAGACCTACGGTATCGAGAATATCGATTATCTGTTCCCTGATGCCAAGACCGTTACCAACGAACCCACATTCATTCAGCGCGAAATGGGCTGGGTCAGCACCATCATGAACGGAACCAACCACCGACCCTTCAGCCGCATCAAATCTCTTGCTGCTGATATCACCCCCGACACAGCCCGCGCTCTTGGATATGTCAAGGGCACTCTGAAGAAAGAAGAAGTCTTCGCGTTGCTTCGCCGCATCACCACCCCGACCACGATCTACAAGAAACAGAAACTGGATCGTGACGATGTCCTGGACATCACCGATGTGGACGTCGTTGCCTGGCTCAAGAGCGAAATGCGCTTGATGCTCGACGAAGAACTTGCCCGCGCCATCCTGATCGGCGACGGTCGCGCTGTTGAAAGTGCCGATAAAGTCGACCAGACTCATATTCGCCCGATCTACAGCGACGATGAAATGTACTCTCATCATATTCGCGTTGGATCAACCGATGATACCGAAGATGTTATCGAAGCGATCATCCGTTCCCGCGAATTCTACAAGGGATCTGGCAGCCCAACACTGTTCACCACGACTTCCTTCTTGACTGACATGCTGTTAGTCAAAGACACAACTGGCCGTCGTATCTACATGACTCAGGCCGAGCTCGAAGGCGTTCTTCGCGTTAGCAAGATCGTTGAAGTGCCTGTTATGACTGGCGTTAGCCGTGATGTCACCACTCCTTCGGCTGCTACTCTCGATTTGGTTGCCATCCTCGTCAACCCTCGCGACTACGTCGTCGGTACCGATAAGGGCGGACAACTTGGGATGTTCGATGACTTTGATATTAACTATAATCAGATGATCTATCTGATTGAGTCCCGCTGTTCCGGCGCTTTGATCCAGCCGAAATCCGCGATCGTCATCGAGAAAGTTAACGCTGTCTAATCCGTAAAAGGAGTGATATATGGCTAGGTTTTTTGGACCTATCGGTATATCTAGTACGTCCGAAACATCTCCTGGCGTTCATACAGAATCAATCGTCGAGAAAAACTATAAAGGCGATATTCTTCGTGACACCAGGAGATGGGAGACTACTCAGCAACTGAACGACAATTTAGTTCTGAGTAACCGTATTAGTATCGTAGCCGATGCCTATGCCTTCGCCAATTTCTCGGCTATGCGCTACGTAAAATGGGAAGGGGTTCTCTGGAAAATAACTAACATCGAAATCCAGAGTCCTCGCCTAATCTTAACCCTCGGAGGGATTTATAATGCAGCGTAGACTTATTTTCCATGAAGTATTAGTGGGGATACTAGGCTCACGTAACGTTTATTTCCAGCCTCCCGAGGGTTTTAAGATGGCTTATCCATGCATCGTTTACAACCGAAAAAATATCCGTACCAACTTCGCTGACAATCTGCCTTATCTCATGCAGGATCAATACTCTGTGACAATTATAGAGAAAGATCCTGAGAGTGATATTCCTGATAAGATAGCGAAGCAATCAACAGCCACGTTTGAGAGAAGTTTCACAAGCGCTGGTTTAAACCATAACATTTTCAATGTTTACTTCTAAGGAGCATTAACTATGGCGAACAAAATTGAATGGGACGCTATTGGCGCCCGCTTATTCGAAACTGGCGTCGATCACGGCGTACTCTATCCGATGGACAATCTCGGTGCATATCCTGCTGGTTATGCCTGGAACGGTCTTGTCAGTGTTTCAGAGGCTCCCTCTGGCGCTGAAGCTTCACCGTTCTACGCTGATAATATCAAATATCTGAATCTGATGTCTGCTGAAGAATTCGGCTGCACGATCGAAGCCTACACATATCCTGCCGAGTTCGGCGTATGTGACGGCTCAGCTGAACCAACAGAAGGCGTCATGATCGGTCAGCAATCTCGCAAGCAGTTTGGGCTTGCATATCGCACCAAGATCGGCGACGATGTTGAAGGTCAGGATTTGGGCTACAAGTTGCACCTGGTTTACGGTGCTCTTGCTGCTCCTTCTGAGAAAGCATATTCTACCGTGAATGAATCCCCGGAACCGATCACCTTATCGTGGGAAGTAACAACCACACCTGTTTCGTTAGCTGGTTACAAACCCACCGCCTCCCTCACGATTGATTCAACCAAGGTTGATGCAGTCAAGTTGGTAGCGTTCGAAGCGATCCTGTACGGCGTTGCTGGTGCCCCCGGCACAGCTGCTCGTCTTCCTCTTCCTGCCGAAGTCATCACATTGATGACACCCGGATAAGAAGAAGACAACCAGAGTAATAGAAGGACCCTTCTTAGCAATAGGAAGGGTCTTTTAAATCTTTAAGAAGGAGTTTAACATCACCATGCATAAACGAACTATTAAGTACACCGATTACAATGACGAGTCGCAAGAACGGGACTTTTACTTCAATCTTTCCAAGACCGAAATCGCGAAACTCGAAGCTTCTACCAAGGGTGGACTCGAGTACAAACTCAACAAAATTATGGTGGAGAAAGATGTAGACGCTATCATGACCACTGCTGACGAGATCATCATGCTTGCTTATGGCGAGAAGTCTGTAGATGGACGCTTTGTTAAATCGAAAGAACTAAGCAAGGCGTTCTCCGAGACAGCTGCTTACGACGAGCTCTTTATGGAACTCTTGAGCGACGCCGATAAATTTGCCGCGTTCATTACAGCGATCATCCCCAAAACAGCAGAACTTCCAAAAACTAACTAACCGGATAGGAGGCTAGCGAATGCTCACAATAACTATACCCGCAACAGATCTGTTCGATGAAACTAATAATCTTTTTGTACGAACCAAAGATCAAACGTTGCAGCTGGAGCATTCGCTGGTCTCCTTGTCAAAATGGGAGTCAAAGTGGTTGAAACCCTTTCTCTCTAAAGAACAAAAAACTACAGAGGAAACTCTGGATTATGTGAAATGCATGACAATAACACAAAACGTAGGCGATCTAGTCTATGCTCTTATAACTCAGACAACTATGGACGAGATCACAGCATATATTGATGCTCCTATGACAGCTACTACGTTCAGAAAGAACACTAGTCATAACATCAACAGAGAAGTTATAACTTCTGAAATTATTTATTACTGGATGGTAACTTTTAATATACCATTCGAATGCCAGAAATGGCATCTCAACCGATTATTAACTTTTATTAACGTATGTAACGTGAAGCAGCAACCTGCTAAAAAAATGAGTAAGAAAGATTTACTCGCTAGGAACAGAGCTCTCAATGAAAGTAGAAAAGCTGCTCTGAATACTAAAGGCTAAAGAGGCACCCATGATAAGATTCAGACACCACGGAAATTTCAATAATGCTGAACGATTTTTATCCAAAAGCAGAACTGAAGAGTATCTTGCCATACTCAACAAGTACGGTAAAGTCGGAGTAGATGCTTTGATATCTGCAACGCCAGTGGATACAGGAATCACCTCTGGATCATGGGGCTACCGCGTAGCACAAAAGCGGGGAAGGTACACCATAGAATGGACAAACGATCATATTGTCGATGGCGTTATGATCGCTGTTATCATACAATACGGTCATGGAACAGGGTCTAGCGGATATGTCGAAGGACGTGATTACATTAATCCAGCTATGAAACCTATATTTGATAAAATCGCCGATGACCTTTATAAGGAGGTGGCTAATCTATGAGTACAAATTCGATAGACAAGCGTGTAGTTCAGATGGCTTTTGAGAACGATCAATTCGAAAAAGGTATCGGGACAAGTATGAAGTCGATAGGCCAACTGAAGCAAGGTTTAGTATTCAATGATTCTACCAAGAATATATCAGTATTAACCCAGGCTTTTGGCGATCTTAGCAATCACGGGCAAAAGGCATTTGGGAATTTGACAAGTGGCGTTAGTGCTATGCAAATAGCTGTCGGTGTTGCTTTAGGTAATATCATGACAAGTGCTATAAATGCTGGATCAGCTCTTGTCAAATCTTTGACGATCGAACCCATATCCTTAGGCTATGCTGACTATGGCCGCAAGTTGACTTCTATCCAAACGATTCGAAATGCCACTGGTAAGTCGAACGAAGAAGTTAATGGGTATTTCGATCAACTCGATGAGTACGCTGACAAGACCATTTATAATCTAGATCATATGACAGGTGCCGCCGCTAAGTTCGTTAATGCTGGCGTGGACCTTGGAACAGCGATCCCTGCTATTAAAGGCATAGCAAATATGGTCGCCCTTGCTGGTCAGGATGCCAACGCCGCTGGTATTGCGTTCTACAACATCTCGCAAAGTATTGCAGGCGGATTCCTAACTACGATGGACTATAAATCATTGAATCTTGCCAACGTCGCCACTAAAGAGTGGAAAGACAATATGATCGCAGGGGCTGTTTCCGCTGGAACTCTTACAAAAAGAGCTGATGGCTTATACGATGTGTTAGGCTCTAAGAAACCTCTTAACGCAGCACAACTTTTTACAGAAGGTTTGTCTGAACAATGGGCTAGCACTGGCGTATTACTTGACGTATTAGGTCAGTACGGCGACACAACCACTGACATCGGTAAGAAGGCGCAGGCAGCTGCTCAAGATATTAAGAGTTGGTCTATGATGATGGAAACTTTGAAAGCATCTGTAGGCACTGGTTGGACTGATACATTTGAGATCTTGATCGGTAACCTCGACGAGTCGAAAGCACTGTTCACACCACTTACTGCTACGATTCAAGGTATTCTTGATGCAATGACCAACGCTCGTAATGGCTTGCTTCAAGGTTGGAAAGACTTGAACGGACGAAATGCCCTGATTGACAGTTTCAAAGCTGTGTTTTCTGGTATCACCGACTTATTGAAGCCCGTATCCGAAGCTTTCAAAGAGATCTTTCCTCCTCTTACAGCTCAGAAACTTTACGACATCACTCTTGCTTTTAGAACTCTCACAGAAAAATTCAAAATGGGAGAGAAACCTTTAGCAGAGATTAAACGAATTTTCAAAGGTGTCTTTGCTCTAGTTGATATTGGACGTATCTTCTTTCTTGCTCTGGTAAAAGGGGTAGGTAAATTCGTAGAGACTATAAAACCAGCAGCTGGAGGTTTCTTAGAACTACTTGCTTCGCTTGGAGATTGGATCGTGAAGGTGAGGGCTAGTTTAAGGTGGACTGACTTTATGTCTAGTTTCTTCGAGAAATTAGGCACTATGCTCGGTACAATAGTTGTATCAGTGTCTGGTTTCTTTAGCGCCCTCATTAACGGTTTTTCTAGCACGGAAAAATCAGTTAAGAGTGACTCACTGACTAACTTTTTATCCGAGTTAAGCGAGAAGTTCAAAGCTTTCGGTAAAGTAGGAGAATTCTTCGCTAAGATCTTCGGCATTATTTCAAAGGTCGCAGAGAAGTTTGGTCCCGTTATTAAGGCAATAGGAAGCAAGATCGGTGAATTCATTAATGGAGTTCTTGACGCAATGACAAGAGGTCTTGACAAACTGGATGCCAACAAAATTCTTGACGCTTTCAACAAGATATTCACTGGTGGTTTACTGATCTCCTTAACAAGTTTCGTCAACGGCATAAAGAAGACCGTAGGGACTGGTATGTTCGCAGCTATATTGTTGTCGGTTAAAGACTTCATTGACTCTGGGGGAAGCATGTTTAAAGGCGTTGCTGGTATATTAGACAGTGTTCGAGGTTCTCTAGATGCCTACCAGAAGACATTGAAGTCCAATGCCCTTATGAAGATAGCTCAAGCTATTGGTCTCCTCGTGTTGTCGATCATAGCTTTAACGTTGATTGATCAAGGAAAATTGGTCAATGCTACTGCCGCTATATCTGGCATGTTCCTTGCTCTTACATCTACACTCGAGATATTCGAGAAGACGACAGGATCTGGGAAGAAGGTAGCGATCATGACTGCCTCTCTATTAGGAATAGCAGCTGCTTTACTTCTGCTATCTGTATCAGTTCTTATATTATCGGCGCTTGATCCTGCAAAAGCAGCTCAAGGTGTTCTGGCTGTCGGAGGAGTGTTAGGTATAGTCGTAGCTTTCCAGAAACTTTCAACGGGGACTGGCGGTCTCGCTAAGACATCGCTAGGTATATTAGGACTGTCTGTTGGATTACTTGGACTTAGCGTGGCTCTTCTTGCGCTCGGCTCGATTGATCCAGAAACTTTAGGCAAAGGTCTGATAACTATGGGCGTAGCCCTCGCTATGATCGCAGCTTCCATGCAAGTTATGGGTACTGCTATGACTGGCGCTGGTGCTTTGCTAATAGCCTCTGCAGCAATCTTAGTTTTAGGAATGGCACTCAAAATGATAGGATCTCTTTCCCTGGAACAAGTCGGGGTTGCTCTTCTCGCCATCGCAGGAGCTCTAGTTATATTAGGAATCGCCGGGGCTGTTCTAACTCCTGTCGCTCCGACTATCGCAGTGGTTGCTCTTTCACTATTAGCCATAGGTGCCGCTGCTCTTGCGGTTGGTTTGGCTGTTGGTGCTATGGGTGCTGGACTGGCGTCGTTAGCGGTTGGTATAGTAACACTCGCAGGGTTATCTAGTGCAGGGATTGCAGCTTTAAGTCTCGTTATTGGTGGACTTGCTGCTCTGATACCGATGATCGCTGTCCAAATTGTTAAGGGTATAACAGCATTTCTAAAGGAAGTCTATAAGAGTATACCCGAGATAGTATTGGCACTCGTTGGGATTTCCCTAGCATTGATAAAAGGATTTACCGAAATAGTGCCAGATATAGTGGAAAGTATCTTAGTGTTCGTTGACAAACTACTGACCAGTCTCAAAGAACATCTTCCCGAGTTCGTACAGAGCGGTTACGAAATGCTCATCGGCGTTCTCACTGGGATCAGAGACAATATCGGTCAAGCAGCTGTTCTCGGTTACGAGATAGCAGTGAATTATATTAAAGCCGTGACCGAGAAGATACCAGACTTAATCGAGGCTGGTTTCGAGTTCGTCATAGCATTCATTGATGGACTTGCTCTTGCGATGGAAGAGAATATGCCGATAGTTATGGCTTCAGTAAACAATCTCTCCATAGCCATAATAAAAGGTCTGATCGGTGGATGGAATGAAAGCAGGAAGACTGTTTGGCAGGGAGTACAAGACATAGGGCAGTTGATCATTGATACATTCAAAGATATTCTAGGTATCAACTCCCCATCGACAGTATTCATAGAACTTGCCAAGAACATCGTGAAAGGCTTAGCCAACGGGTTGAGAGATTATATTTATCTCGCTGCCCAGGCTGCTGTAAAGTTAGCTGAAACAGTCCTGAAAGAAATAAAAGGCGTTTTCGACTTGAATTCCCCATCCAAAGAAACACTGACGATCGGAGAATATGTCGCTCAAGGTCTTGCTAACGGTATTACTAAATTCGGAAGTAGGGCTACAGAAGCAGCGAAAGAGATGGGCAACAACACGCTCAATGCCATGTCGAGTGTTATATCCAGAATAGCGGACGCAGTAAACTCTGACATGGACGTTAATCCGGTACTTACCCCCGTGATTGATTTAAGTAATATCACGAAGGGCGGAGCTCAAATCGAGAAAATGCTAAGTGATAAATCTCTAAGCGTCGATACGTCGCTGATCAAAGCTAGATCTATATCTGGATCTATCGAGTCTGTAAGTGGGCAAACTGGTTCTACGCCTGCTGCATCTGGATCAACGTCAGTTGTATTCAACCAGACTAACAACTCTCCGAAGGAACTTTCTCGGATCGATATTTACAGACAAACAAAGAACCAATTACTACAACTTAAGGGATTCGGAGGTGCTTTATGATACAGTCAGTAACCGTAACAAATCACCTAGGCGAGTCCGTTGCCATGGAATTGAGGAGCCCTGAGAAATCAGGGTTCTTCATCCGTGCAATAGATGGTCTTGGACCAACTAAAAGCTACATCAACACATCTGAGATCCTGACTTATAGCGGGTCGTTCTTCAATTCTTCTAGGAACGTATCGAGGAATATTGTTTTCGATCTCGGGTTTATGGACTACGATGCGATGTCTATCGAAACGATCAGGCAGTTATCCTATAGATATTTCCCACAAAACAGATTGATAACTTTGGAGTTCGAAACAGATAATCGTTCGGTCTATACTACTGGATACGTTGAGTCTAACGAGCCTGATATATTCTCTAAGACTCAGTCTGCGTCTATTTCGGTCCTCTGCCCCTCTGCTTATTTCTATGGGAGAAATCTGAACCAAACGGTGTTTAGTGGGTCTGTTTCCTCATTCGAATTTCCTTTCGAGAACCAATCGTTAACTGAGAGCCTGATCCAGTTTGGAGATGTTTATATTGACACAACAAGAAGTGTTGTATACGCTGGAGACGAACCAACAGGTGTTAAGATTTATGCTTCCATTCTAGGAAATGTTAACAACTTCACAATGTATAATGCAACTCTCGGACAACTGATGGGTTTCAACTCCTCAAAGATATTAGCGATGACTGGGTCAGATCTCAAATTTGGAGATACGATTGTTATATCTACGGATAAGGGAGAGAAATACGTCTATCTGATACGTAATGGATTGGCTATTAATATTCTGAATGTTCTTGACTCTGACTACAGTTGGTTTACAGTGGAAAGAGGAGATAATGTCTTTACCTTCACAGCTGACAGTGGCCTCGACAGAATTCAAGTTCTGATCGAGAACAAGGTCATATACGGTGGCATATAATGGATATAACGATTCTCAATAAACAGTACCGACCTATCGCAGTAGTGGACACAATTGAGTCTATGATATGGACTGATAAATATCAGGAGTGCGGCAACTTCGAGCTTTATACTCAAGTGACTGCTGAACTTCTCTCTATATTTCAAGAAGACTATATGCTTCAGATAAAGAACAGCGATCGTACAATGATCGTTGAGTCCGTTCAAATAAAGACAAACCCAGAGACTGGTAACAAACTTATAGTCAAGGGACGTTCTTTGGAATCAGTACTGAACAGAAGGATTATACTTCATCAGACTCAGATAGATACCGATATTCAGTCAGCTGTCTACAATCTAATAAACAGAGCCTTCATTAATCCGGAAGGGACAAACGGAACTCAGCTGGGGACATATCCCTGGCGAGTAGCGAGCGATATCATCTGGGTCGATAATCCAGACACCAGACTTGACTCGATTGTTGTGATAGGGCAATACTACGCACAGTATATATACGACACAGTCAAAGTTTTCGCCGAGGAAACTGACACAGGATTCAAAGCCGTTCTGAATTCTGATAACAAGATAGAAATCAGTTTGTACATGGGCGAAGATCGTTCATACGGTCAAACAGTAAATCCATTCGTTATATTCTCTCCTAAGTTCGATAATTTGGTTAGTAGTGAGTACTTTAGAACTAAAGCGAATTTCAAAAGTATCGCTCTTGTCTTCAGTTATTTATATCCAGACGGAGCCTTACATATTAATTGGGCTTCTGTGCCAGACTGGTCGACGTTATATGTAGGTATTGAATCGAGAGAAACCTACATGGATCTTTCTTATGTGGATCGAAACATTCAAGGGACGAACACGCCTATCGACACTACAATCTACAATGATCAGATAAGAGCTTTAGGCCGTCAATTACTAAAAGAAGAGAATTCAGTAGTCGAGATTTTCGACGGTAAAGCGGAGTCTTCTGTAGATTTCGTATATGGAACTGACTTCTTACTAGGCGATATTGTCCAGATAGAAAACGAGTATGGGTTGACTGGAATTGCACGTATAACGGAGATAACCTTCTCGGAAAGTCCGTCGGGGTTCTTTATCTACCCGACATTCGCAAAAATATAAAAGGAGAAAGTCAACTATGACAGTAACCTATGGTTTTTATGACTCGCTTAACGGCGATAGAAAATATAACGCTTCTCAAATGTCAAAGCTGTTCGAAGGTATTATAACGGATGGTATATTTGAATCGATCGGTGCTGCTTTCTGGGTGAGTTCGAACTCGAACATGACAGTCAATGTCGGACCCGGAAGAGCTTGGTTCAATTTCACTTGGACTAATAATGATTCGGTCCTGGTCCTTACAGCTCAGGCATCTGAGGCAGCTCTCAATCGTATCGACACAGTAGTACTCGAGGTCAATCTCGACCTGGCTGTGCGTGCGAATTCGATCAAGATCATCAAGGGCACACCAGCTACCACACCAGTTGCCCCGACGTTATCCTACACGGCCACACTAAAACAGTATCCTCTTGCCGACCTATATATTGCTGGTAACGTGACTCAGATATTGACTGTTAATATCACCAACAGAGTAGGTATGGTATCCACACCATTCATAACAGCTCCTTTAACTTCTATCAACATTCAGGCTCTGTTCGATAGTATGACTGCTCAGAACACGAACAACAATGTAGCTAACCAAGCGACATTCGATGCCTGGTTCAACAACCTGGTAAATCAACTATCCGGCAGTCAGGTGACTAACCTTCAAACCCAAATCGACAGTGCGAACCTTAGAATGAGGAACCGTAACCTACTAATTAACGGAGCAATGGATATTTGGCAGAGGGGAACAAGTTTCACGATAACAGCAGCGTTCCCTTATACAGCGGATAGATGGCAGGCGTATAGAGGCTCAACAATAGTAGTATCTAAGCAGCTAACTTCTGATCCGGTGAATCTCCCAAGTTTGAGGAATTGCCTTAGGGTTCAAAGAGTTGCAGCCTCCTCCGCTGTTGATCAGGCCTACATAGGGTATAGTATGGAGAGTGTAGATTCGTACAGACTTGCTGGGAAAACTGTCACTCTGTCTTTCTATGCTAGAAAAGGAACCGATTACTCAGCAGTAGGCAGTACTTTAAATGCCAGCATCATATCTGGAACGGGAACGGATCAAAGCGTTATCTCTGTTCATACCGGTACAGTAATCTGTGCCATGGCGCCTAAGACTTTAACTACTTCTTGGCAGAGATTCTCGATGCAGGGAGCTGTCGGAGCTAGTATTAACGAGTTAGGACTTTACTTCGCGTTTACTCCTGTAGGAACAGCCGGAGCTGCCGATTACTATGAAATAACCGGAATTCAGTTAGAGGAAGGCAGTATTATGACGTCCTTCGACAATAGAAGTAACTCGGAAGAACTTTCCTTATGCCAAAGATATTTCTTCAAATCTTACAACTATGTTGACGCTCCAGGTACAGTGACAGAAACCCCGAGAATGTACTTCGTAGGAGCCAACCCCTATTATTTTACAAACCCAATATTCTTATTCCCTGTTAGGATGAGAGCTACTCCGTCAGTTACGGTATATTCTCCATCGGGTGTTCTTGGAAAGTTACGTCTCGATGGCGGAGCTGACAAGAACGTGACTCTTGCAACTCTCGGGGATAGTGGTATAGTTCTATATTCTTCCACAGCTGAATTGGTTGGTATGTCGAATTATACAGGCTTCATAGTTGCCTCAGCAGAATTATAGGAGAATTCGATGCCTTATAAACTAATATATACTACTGCAGGAAATGTCAGTCATATCGATCTGGACGGACTAAATATCCCGATAGATAACCAGAATTCAGATTTCTTAAAGTTCTTAGCTTGGAACTCTGCCCAATCAAAGGCTCTAGACATCCAAGACTCCTCTGTCGTTAGCCAAGCGGATATGCCTATCTCTATATCTGCAAGCAGCAGCAACATGATCGGCGACGGCGAAGACGAGATCGTCCTTACAATTCAAGGAACTCCGAACAAGCTTATGACGATCGTAGTTCTGACAGGACAGACTGTATCGGAGTTCGATATTCAACTGAATGAATTTGGGCTAGGGACACAGGTCTTCTCATGTGAAACCAGGCTAACCAAAATCATATTCCAACATGGTGACGTTACCTGTGAAGTGAGGGCGTTCTAATGAAAAAACTAAAACCCGACAAAACAGAAAAAAAGATCGTTCTTTCTGATACACTAAAGAAAGAAAAAACAACGAAAGAGTCAAATCAGAAGAAAGGACTCGTTGGTAAGAATTGGGACAAAGACCTCACTCCGAAACAGAAAGACGATCTGATGCGGATGGTTTGTCAGAAACTCGGGATAATCGATGAGCTTGGAAATATTCTTTAACTTGCTCGAATATCTGTCAAAGATGTGTGTACCATTGGTATTGGTCATCGTACTATGCTCTATGATTTATATATCGAAGAAGGAGGATAAGTAAACGCATATGTTTGACCCTGACACGATTAATCGAGTTATTGAACTTGTTGGCGCGTTCCTCATTGCGCATATAACAAGTTCTGGTTTCTGGGCTTATATTGCACGTAAGCGTGAAAAAAGGTCTTTGCAAACAGAACTGCTGGTCGGTCTCGCTCACGATCGTATTACATGGTTAAGTTTAATGTATATCGATAGAGGTTTCATAACTGCTGATGAGCATGAAAATCTGCAAGAATATCTTTTTAAACCTTATGAGAAATTAGGTGGTAATGGGTCTGCCAAAAGGCTCATTGAAGAAGTTAATCGTTTACCTACGAAAACGATAGTAATAAAACACAACAAAAAGGAGATTTAAATATGTTCAGCAACAAAACTTACACGGTACTTAAATGGATCGCCCTCGTGATTCTTCCTGCAATCGCTGGCATGTATCTCGGACTCGCCAATGTTTGGAACCTGCCAGAACCGCAGAACGTCGCTGGCGTTATCATGGCATTCGATGCTTTCCTCGGCGTTCTTCTTGCCGTCGCCATTGCCAAATATGACGAACAAGTAGGACCTGTGGTTCAATTTCTGGACCCTGCTACCTTCGACAATATTATGTCATGGACCATGTCGAAACAAACTTATGATATGCTGAAAGACGTTGCCCAAGTGTTCATGCCCGGCGTTGCCACCCTATATTTTACTCTTGCCCCGGCCCTCGGTCTCCCGTTCGCTGATCAGATTATCGCTACGATCGCGGTCTTGGACGCCTTCCTCGGTATCGTCCTCCAGTTCAACAACTCCCAGTATAAATTGGCAGTGGAAGCTTCTGCGACGGTACGTGCCATGTCAATCAACCTTACACCCGCACAGAAAGTACGATAACACCCTCGCGGGGGTTACGTAGGCTATAATGAAAGCCCACCTAACCACCCAAAAGGAGAACCGATGTTCAACATATTCACCCAGAAAGGTCCGACTATCCAAAAGGAAGTTGAAAGACTTTTAACCGAAATGAAACAAATACCAGTTGATTCAGACGACTATACGAATGCAGTTAAGAACTTGTCCGTGCTTGCCGAAGCTAGAGCTCAAAAGCCACCTACTTCAGTAAACATGGACACGGTAATAACTGTCACCGCCACGTTGTTTGAAATCCTACTGGTGATGAATCACGAAAGGATAAACGTCATCACCACGAAAGCGTTCAGTCGGATCACTAAACCAAGAATATAAGACATTCCAACCTTTGTAATAGAAGGCTAAGAAAGGGAGTACCATAGAAATATGGTATTCTCTTTCTTTTTGCACATGCTATAAAAAATTCTCTCGCGGGTTCTACATACGCTATAATGAAACCCCATCTAACTCTAAACAGGAGAAACGAAATGAAAAACTTTTTAAGATGTTGTGTTATCGCCTATGAAATAATCGCGCTTGCAGTAATACTGTCGATAGCGTTAATTATACTTGACCCGTCCAATTTTCGAAACTGTGTAATACAGTTCGGAAAAAGGATCGAAGAGATAATTATCGGAATCGAAGAATTCCTCGATAAGCCGTTTGAAACATGGGACGAAGTACAACAACAATCAAGAGATCTGATCGCATTCACCGTACAGAAGATTTACGAATAGTTTCAAAAAGAATAGTCCCCACAAAGGATTATTCTTTTCTCCTCGCGGGATTTACTTATGCTATAATGAAACCCCACCCATCCATATTTAAGGAGAAACGAAATGATTATCAATCTGCTGAGGAACGATTTCAATCGCGTCTATTCCGTAATCAAGTTGTGGAATGACAAAGTGCCCGATTGGGCAATAGTCATCTACTACATCTTGGTATTACCGATAGGACTCGCATTGCTGCCGTTCGCACTGATCTGGTCATGGTACATAATCCGTAAACTAACGAAGTAGTTTCGAAAAAAGAATAGTCCCCACAAAGGATTATTCTTTTCTTAGCCTAAAAATTCCCGGGGTGGGAAAAGGAGAAAACAATATGTGGATATATGAAAACGGAAAACTAGTATGGATTGATTGCACGCTGTATGATCCATTTCCAGAGCCTGTTGAGGATGATACGGACGAGGAGTCGCGGGAATTACAAAGGGTATAATGAAACCCCACTAACCTAAAGGAGAAATCAAATGTTCACCAACAACTATAAACCCGGAACAGTAATCCTAAGCATGGTAGTCGCCGCTGCTGTCGTCATCGCTGCGAATGAGATATATTCATTCGTAACGAAAGACCTCAAGGCGCCGATCGACCATGCCAAAGAGAAACTTCGTGTGAAGTTGTCGAGCATCATTGCCCCCGATAAGGAATGGTAATCGAAAAAAGAAGGAGTCACAGAAATGTGATTCCTTCTTTGTGCCTCGCGAGATTTACCTGCGCTTTTATGAAACGAAAGGATAATAACTGTCGCACTGCCAGTCTATTGGAGAATAGACCTATGAACATAGAAAAACGAGAAATCGTAATGCGCCGCGAAACCTTTCGTTTTTTTGTTTGTCTAAAATTCACCCATATCTTGAAAAGGAGAAACGAAATGCTAAGCAGTATTATTTTCTTGTTTATTCTTAATGCCCTTTACGGGCGAAAGAAAAATCGTCGTCCAGTCATAAGGATTGTACCGATGATCGTGATAATTCGTAAGAAAGACTGGAGGAGATAATCATGAACGACTCTACGATCTATCTCTTCGGAGAAAAAAAGTACTGTGATAAATGTCAATTAGATAAGAAAAGTGCCGCTTGGACTAGAAACGTCATAATTCAGTACGATGAATCCCGGAACCTTCTTCTTGTGAGATGCCCAAAATGCGGATATGTTTGGATGGAAGGCTGTGCTGACGGGAGAGATCCGATCGAACTATCAACATGGCTCGAAATCGAATACAAGGAACCACCAGGGCTTTGGTATGGTCTAGATGATCTAGTCGAAGCGACCCAGAATTCGATTGACGCATTTAAAAAGATGCTCGGTATTGGAATCATAGGGAAGAGAACGGAAGGAGAAGACGATGGACACATCAACAGCGATCACCCAGCTGAACCGACAACTACAAAAGAATAGTCCTACTATATTGACAGGTCTCGGAGTGGCTGGGCTGATCACCACAGTCATCATGGCTGTATATGCCACGCCTAAGGCTATGCAGCTCATTGTGGAAGAAGAAGAGTACAATGAGAAATACGGCATCACGAATAAAGATGGAACTCTGACCTTGACGCCTACCGAGATCGTCAAGGCTGCCTATAAGCCTTATATCCCAGCAGCAATCATGGGCGCCGCAACCATAGCCTGCATCGTAGGCTCGAACAGCGTAAACATGCGACGTAACGCCGCTCTGGCTGCCATATTCTCCCTGACAGAGACTGCTGCACGAGAATATCGTGAGAAGGTCAAGAAGGTCATTGGCGAGAAGAAGGAACAGGCTGTGGCGGACGAGATCGCTCAGGATACCATCAACAAACACCCTCTCAAAGATAGTTCGGTCGTTATCACCGGGAACGGGAATATTCTGTGCTACGATAAGCTGTCAGGACGATATTTCAGCTCGGACATTAACAAGATTAAGAATGTTGAGATCGAGTACAACCAGCGCTTAATTCGTGAGATGTGGCTGCCTTTGAACGATCTGTATCAGGAGTTAGGTCTCGAGGAAATAGCGCTAGGCAATGATATGGGCTGGGTAGTGGAGCGTCTTCTCCAGTTCAAATTCTCATCCAGACTCACACCTGACGGTCAGCCGTGTCTTGTCGTCGACTATGCCGTAGGGCCGAGGGATATTTAACCATGACCATTAAAGTAACTAATACCTTTCTAATGGACGCACAAGTCCTCAAAACCAGAAGCCAATGGGATCATCAAAGACATGAGTGATGAACATCTGAGCATGTGGGAAGTGATTCACAAACTTGGAGATCTGATAGAACTCCTAGAGGCCAGACGAAAGGAGCGTTCGAATGTATGATACGGTAATAAAAAAACGATCAGTAAACCCCTGGATCGGCAACATTTGTAAATCCAGGGAGTCTCGTATATTCGGAGGGTACTACTATTACCTCCAAGTTCGTTGGTACGATGGAACAAAGAGTCGGAACAAGAAGTTCTACTATGACCCAGGCGATGACATGAGCGTCGCTGAGGCCCAGGGCAAAACCCGCAACTTCAGACTCAAGCTTGGTCGTGATCTGTGCATTAACATATCTTGAAAGGAGATGAAATGAATACGAATGATGGACCCGGATGCTACTGCGAGATGTGTCGAGTATGGCTTCCTGATGGTGATTTAGAAAGTCATGGTAAAACACTGAAGCAAACTAATAAGGTTCGCGAGATTTACACATGGTATAATGAAACCCCACCCCAATAATTAACCCCAGGAGAAAACCAAATGTTCAATAAAATGTTCAACCAATTGAAAGAAATTGCCCAAGACAAAGAGTTCCAAAAGGTCGTTATCGTGGGCGTGATCAACACCGCCACACTAGTAATAGTGAGCGCGGCAATTCACGCCACCACGACAGCGATCACCGGAGCTGTAAGTAAGGCAATTGACAATTACAATTCGTCAGACACTGAGATCGTTGAAGTTCCCACCGTCGTTACCGTTGTGTAAGGTACGCAAAAGAAGGAGTCACAGAAATGTGATTCTTTCTTTGTCTTTTTCAGTGAGTTCGAATCCCAGTACATAAGGATTGAACAATTAAATTCATAAGGAGTATGTAACATGCCACTGTCACGTTATAACCTCCCTGAAGAAAAAAAAGAAGTTGAAGAAGAAGTCGATCTCACTGATGAGATTTCCCAGAACGACGGCACTGCTTCCGAAGACGAAGAATAAACCATATCCATCATTCATTATCAAACAAAAGGAGTAATACAAAATGTTAGAATTAATCAACAACGGAAAAGTTTGGGCAATCGAACACAAAAGCACGCTGATCAAAGTTGGCGCTGGAGCAATTGGCGCTATCGTTGGCGCGTTGGTCGCAGGAATGATCCTAGGAACGCCCAGTGAAGACACCGGCGAAGATGTTCCCGAATGGCTTCTCGAAGAATCCGAAGAAGCTTCTGAAGATCTGAGCGACGAAAGCGAGTAATATCCCAATCTCTTGGAAGGAGATAACATGTCAAAAACTCACTACCACATTAGTGTTGTGTCCCGTACCATATTCATAGCGCCCCAAATCGTTGAAAGTTTTACGGACGCTGTTATGAAGTACAACGACGCCATACAAAAAATGATGGACCTTCACGACTCCAAGATCGTAATGCGCGGCATCGGTATTACGACTCTTACGGACGGAGATACCGTCAAGTATAAAGTATGCTCGAAAGGCTGCATGGAGAATCATGAAACAGGATGATGAATTACCTGGCAACTCCAGGAAACAAAAATTATTAGGTCTTGATCTGCCTAGCAATTCTGATAAGGTCAAGCGTGAACAAGCGCAGATCGAAAGCGTATTGGTCAAGCGGAAAGTCTCAGGGAAGATCATCAAGAAATCGCAGAGCGAGTCCCTGGGCGCTAAGTTCGCTCGAACTTTCTTAGGCGGAGACGCTCAGAAGGCAGGCGAGTATATTGTCGGTGACGTGTTGATCCCAGCCCTCAAAAGCATGATCTCAGATATGGTGACTGGCGGTATTGAGACCATATTGTTTGGCGATCGTCAATCGGGCAGTAGCTCGAGGGGCGGCAAGCCTAGGATGGTAAGCTATACCAATTATTATCAAAATCAGGCAAAGCGCGAAGAGCCCAGACGATTCAGTCGCCCAAAAACAGGTAAGCTCGATCAATTGTACGTTGAGACTCGCAGGGATGGAGATATCGTCCTTGAGACTCTCGACAACATCATGGAAGAGTTCCGGGTAGTGACTGTTGCTGATTTACTCACCACCATGGAACTTGAGAGCGACTACACCGATAATAAATATGGGTGGACTACTCTCAAGGATACCAGCGTGACCAGAACTCCTGACGGGTATAAAATCAACGTCCCACGACCTAAGGCTCTTGATTAAAGGAGAAACCCAATGAATATGAACGATTTAAAATTCGGGTTCGGGCGAACAACCCTGACCCTACAGAAGTATAGCCCTGAGATATTACTTGGAGCTGGTCTTATCGGGATGGTTGTCACGATCGTCATGGGAAGTAAAGCTACCTTGAAGGTAGAAGAGATCGTCGACAATACCAAGACAGAGCTCGAAGTTATCGAGCAGAACCATGCAGATCCAGACCTCGACAAGTACACCGAGGAAGAATACACAAAAGATGTCGTAATGACATACGCAACAGCTGGTACCAAGTTCGCCAAACTCTACGCCCCCACAGCCGGAGTATTCGTTGCCTCAACAGCGTGCATTCTTGCAAGCCGCGGTATTATGGCTCATCGTCATGCAGTGATCGTCAGCGCCTACAACTTGCTCAGCGAGGGCTACAAGAACTATCGCCATCGTGTCGCCACCGAATTCGGGGAAGAAAAAGATCGCATGTTCCATCAAGGTTACGAAGAACGAATCGAAACCGTGACCAACGAGGACGAAGACGGTAAGAAGGTCAAAAATAAGATCCGAGTCTTCGAGCAAACAGCGCGCCAAATCCCTTCCATTTATGCGAAATTCTTCGATGAGTCTTCCATTGAATGGCGCACCACTCGCAACCTGAACAACTTCTTCTTACTTACTCAGCAGACCTGGTGTAATGACCAGCTCAAAGCGCGCGGACATATGTTCCTGAACGAAGTATATGATCGTCTCGGGATCCCTCGCACGCTCGAGGGTCAAATGGTTGGCTGGGTTTACGAGAAGGATAATCCTCATGGCGATAACTACATCAGCTTCGGACTATACGATCCTTCCAACCCAGGCTCCAGGGATTTCATCAACGGCTATAACCCTGCTGTCCTGCTTGATTTCAACGTGGATGGGATCGTCCACGAACTCATATTTCGAACGTAACGGACTACAAGCCGTAGGCTCGGGATACTGGGAGCAAGATATAATCAACTATCCACACCTCTATCTATATGATGGGGGTGCTTGGATAGAAGAGCCAGAAAAAGGAAAACTATATTATGGACCTAAATTGGAATAAAATTGGTGCATACGCAATAGGCGGAGCATTTGGCGCTGCGCTCGGTGTCTTCACGGCTAAGTTCGTGATGGACGTAATGGAAGCCCAACGAGAAATGAGAGAGGTTGAGGAAATGGACGAAGAAGAATCTGTTGAGCCAAAGCAGATCGTTGAAGAAAAAACATTAACGAATGGCTGGAAGCTTAAGACCGATAACCGTGTCAACTATTCAGGATCGAAAGATGAGCTCTCCTCGATTATCAGCAAATACAAGAAAACTGGAGAAGAGATTCCAAACGAGCCGTCCCCTGTTGAATATGTGGACGAGATGCTGGGTGGGCCGCTCCCAGTTGAAAAAACTGCGGTCGTTGATCGCAGCAAGCCATATCCCATCAGCGCTGACGAGTTCGCTAAGGGAGGAAATCATCCAAAACCTTACAGGGTGATGAAGATATTCTTCTATGCTGGAGATGAAATTTGTACCGATTCAGCAAACAAACCTCTTGTTAAACCAGAGAAATTCCTGGGTACGGATCTTATCAACAAATTCGGAGGCACCTCTGGAGATCCCTTGTTTGCCTATATTCGCAACGAAGGACTCAAAGTGGACTACCATGTGGTCTATATTGACGACTTCTTCGAAGAGGAGGACGAATCGCCCAGAAGGGCGCGTTCTCTGAACAAGAAGAATGGTGACGAATAACACTTATTTCCTGTGGCTTGAAGACCTGGTGAGGCAAGGCGCTTCATCAGGTCGAAGCTACGGGAGGCTTACATATATTCTCTTTATGACGGAATTCACATGGAGTGTTCCGAATGACGGGAATAGACTCGAAGATGGAAAAAGCCTCAGGGACGTTTTCACAGAAGAAAACGGAAAAGTCCTAAGGCTCGAACTTGACAATTATCCGTGCTCAGTACTGGAAGTTCTTATATCACTGGCAAGGCGCATGGAGGACAACCTTTACGAGTCTAGCAAAGGCGACCGAACCGTACAATGGTTGTGGATGTTGATCAGAAATCTGGAGCTCCACACCTTCACAGATGGTGCGTATGAGGCAAATCCCAAAGCGTTCGACAGTGCTGTTAGGGATATTCTCCAGACCTTCATAGATCGTACGTACGATCGTAAAGGGAAGGGAGGTTTATTCCCGCTGAAGAGTACGAAAAAGGACCAGCGTAGGGTAGAGATTTGGTACCAGATGATGGAGTTTTTGGACGAAAATCTCTAGGTTTTAGCCCCTAAAAAGGGTGTTACACTTTGTGTTACACTTTTCCAAAAAACCCTCAAATGTTACACTTTTCGGAAAAATTCTTACCATATTCTTTTGTCCAAAACCGAAAAAAAGCGAAAAAAGCCCAAAAAAGTGTAACAGTGTAACAAAAGTGTAACAGCGTTTTGTAGAGTAAAAACGCCATTTTGTTACACTTTTCAGAAAAAACCCATAAACTTCTCTGGGAAAAAAAGAGTATATATTTCCCCCAGAGACTTTTGGGGCAAAAACGCAAAAAAGTGTAACAGATGCCCTTTTAGGGCTCTTGAAAGGAGGTAGCCGGATTATGGACTTTTTCCACGTAAAGGAGCGCACAGCCAAAACAGGCGCCATTGAAATATTCCCCGATTTCAAGGTTGGACGCTCTAAAGACCTAATGGTCAGGGGAAAGGGATTTTACGCCATTTGGGATCAGGATCGGGGATTGTGGTCCACAGATGAATATGACGTTCAGAGGCTGGTCGACAAAGAGCTGATGGACTACCAGGAGAGACTGCTCAAGAAGACAGAAGCTGCAGTCAGCGTCAAGCTCATGAGTGACTTTTCTACCCAAGCTTGGATTCAGTTCAGGAACTACATGAGTCATATTTCAGATAACTCGGTTCAACTGGACACCAGGCTGGCATTTCAGAACGAGACGATTCAGAAAACTGATTACGTCAGCAAGAAACTTCCATATCCTCTAGAGAAAGGATCTTTTGAGGCGTATGAGGAATTAGCAAGCACCCTATACGATAAGGAGGAACGCGCTAAATTAGAATGGGCTATAGGAGCCATCATATCCGGAGATGCTAAGAACATACAGAAATTTGTGGTTCTATATGGCGCAGCCGGTTCGGGTAAGTCTACCATGCTCGATATTATCCAGAGACTGTTCGTAGGATATTACACGACGTTCGAGGCTAAGGCTTTGACCTCAGCAAACAACTCGTTCTCCACGGAGTCATTCAAGGATAATCCTTTAGTCGCCATACAGCACGACGGCGATCTTTCAAGGATCGAGGATAATACACGACTGAACTCGATTGTTTCTCACGAACAGATGACCATGAACGAGAAGTATAAGCCCAGTTATATGTCTAGGGTTAATGCTTTCTTATTTATGGCAACTAATAAACCTGTTCGAATAACCGATGGTAAGTCTGGTCTTATTCGACGTCTCATCGATGTTCGACCATCGGGAAACAAAGTCTCTACCAAGAGATACAACATATTAATGTCTCAGATAGATTTCGAGTTAGGAGCCATAGCCTCTCACTGCCTTAAAGTTTATAGGAAGATGGGTAAGAACTACTACTCAGGATATCGCCCTCTGGACATGATGCTGCAGACCGACGTATTCTACAATTTCGTAGAGTCGAGTTTCTATGTATTCAAGCAGCAGAGCAATACCACTCTTAGTCAGGCTTACGATATGTATAAGGCATATTGTGACGAGTCTCTCGTTGAATTCAAATTGCCTAAGCATAAATTTCGTGAAGAACTCAAGAACTACTTTGAGTCATTTTCTGATGTCGAAAGAATCGACGGTAAGCAGGTGAGGAGTATATATTCAGGATTCCTCGAATCGAAGTTCACTGCTGCGCCCGTCGAAGAACAAGAGCCGCCTCCAAGTTCATTGGTCATGGACTCTATGAAATCGCTGATCGACGATCTATATTCTGGGTGTCTTGCTCAATACGCAAAGGACGACGAACTCCCCGGAAAGAAATGGTCTAACGTAACAACGACTTTGTCTTCCATAGATACAACGCTGCTTCACTATGTAAAGGTCCCCGAGAGTCATATTGTCATAGACTTTGATTTAGTTGGCGATGATAAGCAGAAGTCCCTCGAGGATAATATCGAGGCTGCTTCCAAATGGCCTGCGACTTATGCTGAGCTTAGTAAGAGTGGCAAGGGAGTACATCTTCATTATATCTATGAGGGTGACACTTCTACTCTGAGTCGGATATTCAGTCAGGGTATCGAGATTAAAGTATTCAACGGGGATGCCTCGCTTAGACGAAAGCTCACCAAATGCAATAATATCCCAGTAGCAAGGATTAACAGCGGATTACCCTTGAAAGGAGTTAAGATGATCAATGCAGACTCTGTTAAGAGCGAGCGAGGACTTAGAGATCTTATTTTAAGAAACTTGCACAAAGAGATTCACCCTGCGACAGGACCTAGTGTCGACTTCATCAAGAAGATACTAGACGATGCTTACGAGTCAGGCATTACTTATGATCTGACTGAGATGCGTTCAAAGATATTGACGTTCGCTATGTCCAGCACTAATCAGGCTGACCATTGCGTCAAAGCTGTCAGTCAGATGAAATTCAAATCAGAAGAGAAAGATGATATCCAGCACGTGTCAGAGGCTTACGAAAATGATACTATAGTTTTCTTTGACACTGAAGTATTCCCTAATCTGTTTGTGGTTGTATGGAAATTCCAAGGGAAAGACCATACTTGCGTCCGAATGATTAACCCAACTCCACAAGATATGGAGACCCTATTCAAGATGAAACTGATAGGCTTCAACAACAGGCGTTACGACAACCATATTCTTTATGCAAGATACCTTGGGTATAGTAACGAAGAGCTTTATAAGTTAAGCCAAAAGATAATCAGCAAGAGCTCTAATGCCATGTTCAGAGAAGCATACGGTATTTCCTATGCTGATGTTCTCGATTTCTCTTCCATTAAGCAGGGATTGAAACTCTTTCAGATTCAATTGGGAGATCATCACCAAGAATTAGGATATCCATGGGATCTTCCCGTTCCAGAAGAATTGTGGGTAAAAGTTGCTGATTATTGCGCGAATGATGTTACATCACTAGAGACAGTGTTCGACGACAGAAGAGAAGACTTTATCGCTCGTAAGATATTATCCGAGTTGAGTGGTCTACCTGTTAACGACACAACCCAAATGCACACTGCTAGAATCATATTTGGCAGGGATCAGAATGCTCAGGATAGTTTCGTTTACACAGACTTGAGCGAAATGTTCCATGGCTACAAATTTGAAGGAGGCGTTAGTACTTATCAAGGATTCACAGCAGGCGAAGGAGGATATGTCTATGCTGAGCCAGGGATGTATAAGAATGTTGCTCTACTAGACGTAGCGTCAATGCATCCAACAAGTATTGAGTGTTTGAATTTATTCGGGACAACCTATACAAAAAGGTTTAGCGAACTAAAGAGAGCACGCATAGCAATTAAGCACAAGGACTTCGATACCGCAGGAAGTCTCATGAATGGGATCCTAAAGAAATACTTGGGCTCTAAAGAGTCAGCTGCTTCATTAGCTGCTGCGCTAAAGGTTATCATTGTAAGTGTGTATGGTTTCACTGCTGCCCAGTATGATAGTAAGTTCCGAGATCCACGCAATAAAGATAACATTGTAGCTAAACGCGGAGCATTGTTCATGATTGATCTTCAACTAGCAGTTCAAACTAAAGGTTTTACTGTGGCTCATATTAAAACTGACTCTATTAAAATCCCAGACGCCACTCCAGAGATCATAGAGTTCGTCTTCGAGTTTGGAGCCAAGTATGGCTACACCTTCGAACACGAAGCCACATATTCCAAGTTCTGCTTGGTTAATGACGCTGTTTATATAGCGAAGTCTGCTGAAGGAGAGTGGACAGCTACTGGAGCGCAATTTGCCCAACCCTATGTCTTTAAGACGTTATTTAGCGGAGAGCCGATTGAGTTCGACGATCTCTGCGAGACCAAACAGGTCACTACTGCGCTATATCTGGACTTCAACGAAGATGACCCAAACACAGAGAACCTTCATTTCATCGGTAAAGCTGGATTATTCTGTCCAATGAAGCCTGGAACTGGCGGCGGACTCCTTCTGAGAGAAAAAGATGGAGCCTATCACGCTGCTGTCGGAACCAAAGGATATCGCTGGATGGAATCCGAAGTAGTGAAGGTTCTAGGTAAAGAGAAAGATATTGATCATAGCTATTACGTCAAACTCGTAGACGCAGCAGTAGAGAAGATATCAACCTATGGTGATTTCGAGTGGTTCACCAATTAGAAAAAAAGGAGTTACAAAAATGGCACCCAAACCCCCAATTAAGAAAGCAAGACTTCCGATCGTAAATGTCGGAGACGCACGTATATTCTTCCGCAACTTCTCAGGGAAGCCTGGTAAGTTTAATCGCGAAGGTGATCGCAGTTTCTGTGTTCATCTCGACAAACCCGGAATGGCTGACGATTTGAAGAAGCAGGGCTGGAATGTTCGCTATACAAAACCTCGCAGCGAAGAAGATATTCCTGAGCCGTATGTTCAGGTTAAAGTCAGCTTTGCCAAGTTCCCTCCAAAAGTTGCACTCATCAAAGGCGATAAAAAGCCTATATACTTAACTGAAGAGGACATCAGCTTGCTGGACTGGGCTGATATTTCGAAAGCCGATTTAGTTCTCAATCCATCGGTATGGAATGTCAATGGCGGGACCGGAGTGAAGGCTTATTTGAAAGCCGGATATTTCACCGTGATCGAAGATGCGTTCGAAGCCAAGTACCAAAACCCGGCTGATACGGGAGATGAAGAGCTTCACAAAGAAGAGGATGATTAACTTATTTCCTCACCAGATTGCAGCGATTTCCAAATTAAAGACCGGCTCCATCCTTTGTGGTGGGGTCGGTTCTGGGAAATCGATAGCTTCTCTGGCTTATTTCTACACTAGAGAGTGCAAAGGATCTCTTCCCGGCATAGACTCAGACTTCACAGCTCCAACGAAACCAAAAGACCTATATATCATAACCACTGCTAAGAAGCGTGACAGCTTAGAGTGGGAGAGTGAGTGCGCCTACTTTGCATTGTCTCGTGATCGTGACTCAAGCGTATCAGGCATAAAAGTCACCACTGATTCATGGAATAATCTACATAAATACACAGAGGTAAAAGGAGCCTTCTTTATATTTGATGAACAACGAGTAGTGGGATCTGGCGAATGGGTCAAATCCTTTATTAAAGTAGCCAAGACTAATGCCTGGATATTACTGTCAGCTACTCCTGGTGATACGTGGCTAGACTATATCCCAGTGTTTGTCGCTAATGGATTCTATAAGAACCGTACAGCCTTTCTTAGGCAGCACGTAGTCTATAACTTATTCAGTCCATATCCCAAGGTGGATCATTATGTAGAGACCAGTCTTCTTAAGAAGCACGAGACTTCACTCTTGGTCGAAATGCCATATGAAAAGAAGACCGTTCCAAACACAGTAGATCATATCCTGGCTCACGATGAGAAACTGTTTGAGGTAGTGACTAAGAAGAGGTGGAACCCATTTGAAGAGAAGCCAATTAGAGATGTAGCTGAGCTTTGCTCCCTTATGAGGAAGATATCCTTCAGTGATCCATCTAGAGCCGAGAAGATCAAGGAGTTGTTAAACGCCCATCCAAGACAGATCATATTCTATAACTACGATTTTGAGCTTGAGATCCTGAGGAAGCTAGGTGAAAGTCTCAGTATCCCCTGGGCTGAGTACAATGGTCACAAGCATCAATCAGTTCCAGAAGGAGATAGCTGGTTATATTTTGTTCAGTATCTCTCAGGTGCTGAGGGATGGAACTGTGTAGAGACAAACTGTGTGGTGTTCTACTCGCTTAATTATTCCTGGAGAATCATGACCCAGGCAGCGGGCAGAATAGACAGACTGAACACCCCGTACCAGAATCTCTACTATCACCGACTGATGTCGAATTCGGCCATCGATAAAGCCATACTCAAAACTCTCGAAAAGAAGGAGAAATTCAACGAATCCAAGTTTGTGGAATCAGCATTTAATTGGGGGTATACAGGTTAATTTAGAGATTTAGCCCTCGCGGAGTTCACATATGCTATAATAGAAGGAAGATCCCTAATTTTAAGCCAGTCGCTGAAACAGAAATTGTTAGCGCAGCGTGCTCGAGGAAATTAGGGCCTTCCTTTTTTGTTTAAAAGGAGATCTTAAATGGCTCTAGAATCTAAATTTCAAGCCAAATTAATAAAGGAATTAGAAGAGCTTTTCCCTGGGTGTATCGTCTTGAAAAACGACCCAACACGGATCCAGGGGATACCGGATTTACTAATTCTTTATAACGATCGCTGGGCTGCTTTGGAGAACAAGAAAGACTCCAGCGCCAGACACCAACTTAACCAGGAATATTACGTTAGACTTTTAGACGCAATGTCCTTTGCAAGAATCATATATCCAGAAAACAAAGAAGAGGTGTTGGATGAACTTCAACGAGCATTCAGACATACAAGGCGAACACGCCTTCCTAAGTGCTTCTAAATACCACTGGGTTAACTACGACGGGGACAAGTTAGACCAGTCATATTTAAAACATCTAGCTACACAGAGAGGCACTGAATTACATGAGTTTGCTTGTCGATGTATTCAGTTAGGACAGAAACTCCCTAAGAGTAGTATCACGCTTAACTCATATGTCAACGATGCTATTGGATATCGTATGAAACCAGAGCAGTTGCTATTCTATTCATATAATTCTTTTGGGACAGCAGATGCCATATCCTTTAGAAACAACTTGTTAAGGATTCACGACCTAAAGACTGGTGTATCGCTAGTATCTATGGTGCAACTTGAAGTCTATGTTTCTTTATTTTGTCTTGAGTACGACGTTAAACCCGACAAAATAGACATCGAATTAAGACTCTATCAGTCGAATGAGATAGTTGTCCATGTCCCCGACCCGAAAGATATCTCAAGTATCATGAAGAAAATTGTAAGTTTTGACAAAAGGATCGAAAAACTTAAAAACTCTATGGAGGACTAACATGGCCTATATAGTCGATGAGCTTATGCATGAGGGAACTAAACGCCATAGTGGCCGATACCCGTGGGGCTCAGGAAAAACCCCTGAACAACGAGGACGCTCTTTTCTAGGATATGTTAGAAACCTGGAGAAGGAAGGTCTTACCCAACTCCAAATCGCGCAAGGTCTAGGTATATCTACAACCGAGCTGCGAACAAGAAAGTCTCTAATTAAGAATGATATTCGTCAAGATGATCGCAGACAAGCTATCAAACTTAAAGAGAAAGGATATTCCCATGTAGAGATCGGCAAAAGAATGGGTAAGAATGAGTCTTCTATAAGAGACTTGCTCGACGATGAACTCAACGATCGTGCTATGGTTCTTGAGAACGTGACAAATGTCCTTCGTAACGCGGTTAAAGAAAAGAAATATATCGACATCGGTGTTGGCACTGAATACCATATGGGTATCACAAGAACTAAGCTGAAGCAAGCCGTTGCTCTCTTGAAGGAAGAAGGATATAAAGTTCAGTACACAAATGATCTTCAGTTAGGCACAGGCAAGAAAACCTCTATGATAGTCCTTACCGATGAAAATGTCACAGGTTCTGAGTTGTATAAAAATAAACACCTAGTTCGTATGGTAGACCAAAAGTTTATCGACAACGGAAGAGGCTCTCAAGGTCTGTTACCTGTAGTCAGTGTTGATGGAAAAAGAGTAGCTGTTCGTTATCACGAAGATGGAGGCTCTGACAAAGATGGAGTCATTGAAATTCGAAGAGGAGTTGCCGATGCTTCTTTAGGTAATTCTAAATATGCTCAAGTTCGAATTGGAGTAGATGGAACCCATTACCTCAAAGGTATGGCTATGTATACCGATACTCCTTTGCCTAAGGGCGTAGACTTCGTATACAATACCAACAAAGACAAAAATGTGCCTAGAAACAAAGTGTTCAAGGAGATGGAGAAAGACAAAGATGGAAATATCAATACTGATAATCCATTTGGTTCAGCCATCAAACCTGGAGGTCAAAGAGGAGTTCTAAATATAGTCAACGAAGAAGGCGATTGGAAAAAGTGGGACCGTAACTTGTCTTCTCAAATGTTATCTAAACAATCAGACTCTTTGGCTAAAAAACAGTTGGGTCTTGCTCTCTCTTTAAAAAAAGAAGAGTTCGATGAGATTAATAGTCTCACAAATCCAACATTAAAAAAACGACTTTTAGAAACCTTTGCCGACGAAGCCGATTCTGCAGCTATACATTTAAAAGCCGCAGCGTTGCCTAGGCAAGATTCTCACATCATATTGCCAATACTCTCCATTAAAGACACTGAAATATATGCTCCTAACTATAACGATGGAGAGAAAGTTGCTCTTATTAGGCATCCTCATGGTGGAACTTTTGAAATTCCAGAGCTTACTGTGAACAACAGAAATCCTCAAGCAAAGAGCCTGATAGGAGGAGCTAAAGATGCAGTAGGTATTCACCCAAAAGTTGCCGAAAGACTTTCTGGCGCTGACTTCGACGGAGACACGGTAATTGTAATTCCAAATAAGAACAGAGATGTTCGTAATTCTGCTCCATTAAAAGAACTCCAAGATTTCAATCCAAGAAGGGCATACCCTTTAGATCCCAAAGCTCCAAAAATGACCTCTGAAGGAAAACAATTGCTCATGGGAGATATTTCTAATCTCATTACAGATATGACCATAAAAGGAGCAAATAGTAGTGAGATCGCAAGAGCTGTTAGACATTCAATGGTCGTTATTGATGCAGAAAAACATCATTTAGATTATAAGAAATCTGCTTCAGACCATGGAATTAAAGAACTTAAAAAGATATATCAAAGTAAGACTAATGGCGGAGCTTCTACGCTTATATCTAGAGCTAAGTCTGAAGTGAGAATCGACCATAGAACACAGGAATTTGTGATGAATCCTGTTACTGGGAAGAAGCAATATACTCACCGAATAGACCCTGTTACTGGGAAAAGAGTTCTAGTTAAAAGTGGAGAGACTTATATTATAAAAGGAAAAAATGGAGAACCAGACAAAGTTGTTAAGCGAACAGACAAGATCACTAAGATGGAATATTACGATGATGCCAACAAGTTATCGTCAGGCACCACCAAGGAATCCATTTATGCTGATCATGCTAACTCCCTTAAACAACTAGCCAATCAGGCAAGACTTACTGCGCTTAAGACTGGTGACATTGAGTATTCCCCATCTGCTAAAGCTTCTTATAGTCATGAAGTAGAGTCATTGAAATCGCAACTAAGACTTGCCTTCATGAACAAGCCCCTTGAGAGACAAGCAGTTCTTCTATCTAATCATCTGTATCGAGCTAAGAAAGAAGCCCACCCTGACATGGACAAGTCCGACATCAAGAAGGTGAAAGGTCAGGTGCTAGAGGAGGCACGTAATAGATTAGGAGCTAGCAAAACTAAAGTAATCATAACAGACAGAGAATGGGAAGCGATCCAATTAGGTGCTATTCATACTAGTACTTTGAATCAGATACTTCTTAACACTGATGTTGATCAATTAAAAGCAAGAGCTATGCCTAGAACAACAAAAGGTATGTCTCCTGCTAGAATCACAAGAGCTCAAACAATGCTTTCTGGAGGCTACACAAGGGCCGAAGTTGCAAGTGCATTGGGTGTATCAGTGTCTGCCTTAGATAAGGTCTTATAAAAGGAGGTCTTTATGCTAAACTTAGAACAAAAAGAAGTTTCTTCGACAGATACAGTAAAAGAAGAGTTTATGCTAACGACTCTAGACAATCCATACAATCCTTTTGAACAATGGGATGAATGGTATGCATTCGACATGTCTAAAGGCTACTGTACTTGTGGATACATAGCAAGATTGACAATCTCATCTGACGAATTAGCTAACTATGATGAATC